CCCTGATATTATCCACATCGTGAACAACATCTTGGGCTATTAATGAAATAGGCTTACCTTTTACACGTTGTTTTTGCATAAGCATTCTCCTTTTTATTAAACACTGTATAGGTTATTCAACCTATACTACTATTATACTAGCGACTACGTGACTCTAAAGCCTTTAGGTAGCACTTGTATATTTCTTAAACCGCATGACTATGCCTGTGTCACCAGCACCTCCAGGGAATCGATGAGTGATATAAGTATAATTATCATCTTCACTAGCGTGAATAATTATAAATACATTATCATTTTCATATTCACCAATCTCATTACCTAACGGTGCTTCGGGGAAGTCAGAAGCGTCTGCTCCTTCGTATATTTCCCCACCGTTTTTTAGGTTTACCCAATTTTCCATAAGCATTCCTCCATTTTATTGATTATTCATAGCGTTTACCATTTTCCTAACACCGTATAATGAATACCTGTTGAATACTGGGACAGTAAACTTATAGTATTCACTAAGGGCACTAGCTAAAGAGCAACCGTTCATTGATAAACATATGAATACGTCCCGTTGATCAAACGACTCACCAGCGTACACCTCGCCATAACCTACATCAATAATATTATAACCACTATCTGGTAGGTCATTGAGGTATACAGAACTGTACACAGTATGCCATTTATCAGGGAGTTCTTCGCGCACTTTCTCGGAGTCACTACCGTCACCAAAACCGTGACTTTCACTAAAGTAATAACTGAGTTCTGTATGACAGTCCCCAAGTAAATCTTGCATGATATCGTGCACTCTGTCTTGTTCCTTACCTTCTGATGAGATAGTGTCCAGTATATTTATAATGACATCAACTTGGGGTATTATTTCCCAGCCGTCTTTGAACTTTCTTTCTTCGTTCATAGATTTTCCTTTAAGAACACTTCGTTGATTAAGTTATGTTGCTGGTCGAAGTGATGCACCAGTATATAACTATATTCTTTGTTCTCTTTTTTATAGACTTCTGTGACAAAGGTTGCTGGCTCTGCAGCAGTAGTTTTAAAAACAGAATCTTTTTTCACTTTATTTAAGAGCACAAAATCTTCATAAAAGAACCCATGGTTCTCTTCGGCGAAGGTGGAGTCGGTGCATATTTCAGCACCTACCCCTATTGATTTCCATTCTTCGTTCATAGATTTTCCTTTTTAGTTAAACACAATGTAGGTAGTTAATCTACCTACTATACTATTATACTAGTGAATACGTGACTGGGTAGGAATTGTAAAGGAGTTGTAACCTCTTTACTAAGTAAGTAAGTACTTACTTACCTTGTGATTTATTGATTGGGGTAATATAAAGTTAGTGATCACTATCGCTGGAGGTCGCGAACATGTGTTGATTAGTTAAGGGGTTTGGGCTATTGGTATATAGGGTTGCGTAAAAAGAAAAATAAAAACGCAAAAAAGGGACAAGTTAGCCAATAGCCCAATAGTGTTTGGTACTGTTTGTTGTAGTATAGGGAGTTGGGATTATATTGAGTAGTCTTATTACCCGAGTATTGGTGTTTTGTTGATAATAAGTAGGTAAATAATTGGTAAACAAGTCCATTGACTACGTGTGTTGCAGGATAGAGTATTTACTTTAGAACAGTGGTAGCTATATAATGGATGACTGGTATTGAACTAGGTTTTCCTTGTTAAACAGGAAAAGAGGAGAAAAGATACAGATGGCTAGAACAAAAGGATCAGGAACTCTAACCCCCCAACAAGAAAAGTTCGCACAGAACGTTGCTAAGGGCATGAACAAAACCGAAGCTGCCAAATCAGCAGGTTACTCGGAGAAGAACGCCACTCGTGCTGGTACTATGCTTGCCAGTAAGAACAACCCAAAGGTGATGGATCGTATTCAACATCTTCAGGAGATGGGAGCGATGAAAGCTGGGTTGAACTTGTCTACTCACTTAACAGACTTGAAGGACATAAGAGACGGCGCAATGCGGAATGGGGCTTGGTCTGCTGCCGTAACGGCAGAGGTCAGTCGTGGTAAAGCAGCAGGTCTTTATATTAACAGGTCGGAACTCACAGTAAACAAGGTTGAGTCCATGAGCAAGGATGACATTCTTGCCAGGATGCAAGAACTCAGTCTAGATACCGCAGGGATTCTGCCCTCGGTTGATGTGATAGACGTTGAGAGTGAACTTGTCGAGGATGACGCAGACTCTCCCCTTGGTACACAACTTTCGCAGAACCAATCGGGGTGAGTAGCGGAGGCTTTAAGACCTCCGCACTCTAGAATCTAGTCCTTCTCGTGGTGATGACTAAGCACAGGACCATCGACTATCTTTAGATAGCCCATAGTAACAAAATCGTACTTTAAATCATCCCAGTTATAGAAGGTAGATTCAGCACATTCGCGTAAAGTTTTACCATCGGCAAAACTACAACGCTCGTGATGCTTCTTCGCTTGAGATTTACCAAGACGCGATTCAGAAATCTCGACCTTATGATCAAGAAATTCTGATACTTCCTGTTGAAACGCAGAACCTTTACGCTTAGATTTACGGTTAGCCTGAGTGACCAACGAACTAAGAGCAGATTCTAAGTCTGGGTCACCAGCGACGGCGACTCCCAACAAAGCTTGAGCATCTTCAACACTAGGTTGATTTACTACTTTATCTTCTTTCATAACATTTCCTTATTATGATTTAATATTACCGCGACAGCTAGGATCGCGAATCTAAGTAAACTACTTTACTTATAATTTAATTATACTTACGACTATGTGAAAGTAAAGGGCTTATTAACTTTGATTAAACAATTGCCAGTACCTAGAATTACCCTTTGCCAGTACCGTGAATCTACCTTCTTGCCACTTGCCAAAAAGACAAAAAGAAGTACAATAGTACAATGCACAATGCCTATTACCTATACCCTAATATGAATCTAGATTGGGGTAGATTGAATTCCTGTTTGCTGCGCAGGGGTGTCCCTTCGGAATTTCACCGAATCAGTCAATAATTGACTCTATTCTTTAGCTTCTAGGATCTTGCAGATATCCGCATTTGATATCATAGTTGATATCAACGTAGCGGTAAGCACCATGATGACCGTTAGGAACGGTTTTCATAGCGTCTGCAACTGTCATCCCGTCAGCCATCTCCACACGATTAGCTATATAATCTTTCTGAGGAGTCTTGGCTGTACGTACGAGTACGTGGTCAGCCTTGAAGCCTCTAGTGTTAGCGGTTTTGGTATTGACACGAGTGAACACATCTAGTGCTTTCACTGCGTCAGTATCATTACCGATAGCATCGCGTAGGATATTCAAAGCGTCAACTCTATTGAGTTGGGCTTTTACTTTCGCTGTCTTCTTAGACATAAGCATTTCCTATACTTTTTATACACATCCACTATTACGTGGAACCTATAACTAAGTAATAATTACTTACTACTTACTTACCCCTTTACTTTACTACTTTACTTTATAAAAGTAAAGGGTTTTTTAATAGCGTAGCTATAAGGCTATTAATTAAGGTTATAAAAGTAATAAAAACGTACTACTACTATATAAAACCCCTTTATAAGTACCCTACCCCCCCTTTTTTTAGCCCCCGTGTAGCGACGTATCCGCCTGAGTTCCTCAGACTAATATTCCATGGATTTTTTATACAGCTTTACAGGTACATGCTTTTCGGTTTATCATGTATAAAAATTTGCTGCAAAATTATTTTGGAAATAGATAAAGAACTCTGGTCTCAGCTACCAAAAGAAATACTAGAAGAGTATCTCGAACTTACGGAGAGGCTCAAAGAACTCGATCAAGTAGAAAAATGCGAACAAAGTTTTCTAGACTTTGTTAAATCTCAATGGCCACAATTCGTAGAGGGCAGTCACCACCGTATAATGGCGAATGCCTTCGAGCGCATCGCCGATGGTCGATTAAAACGTCTGATAATAAATATGCCACCAAGGCACACTAAATCAGAATTTGCGAGTCACATGCTCCCAGCGTGGTTAGTCGGAAAAAGACCAGGACTTAAAATTATTCAAGCAACACACACGGCAGACCTTGCTGTAAAATTCGGACGTAAAGTTAGGGATTTATTTGGCACGTCCAGTTATCAAGCGATATTCCCAGATGTGTCTCTGCACCCAGATTCACAAGCTGCAGGTAAATGGGAAACACGGTCTAAAAAGAACTCTAAAATTCAAGGCGAGTACTATGCGGCAGGTGTCGGTGGTGCTATTGCTGGTCGTGGTGCGGATCTGTTTATAATCGACGACCCCCACTCAGAGCAAGATGCTATGTCAAAAACTGCACTGGATGAAGCCTACGAATGGTACACTTCTGGACCTCGTCAGCGTTTGCAACCTGGAGGGGCTATTGTAGTAGTAATGACAAGATGGTCAGTCCGAGATTTAACAGGTCGATTAGTGCGGGACATGGGTAAAAGTGACAAGAACGATCAGTGGGAAGTTATCGAACTACCTGCGATTTTGCCCAGCGGTGATCCAGTCTGGCCAGAATACTGGTCGCTAGACGAACTAGAAGGAGTACAAGCTGCACTGGGTAAAGGTCCAAAATGGCATGCTCAATACATGCAGAAGCCAACGTCCGAGGAAGGTGCACTTATTAAAAGGGAGTGGTGGAAAACTTGGGAAAAGAGTTCGCCCCCACCTTGTGACTATATTATTCAAAGTTACGATACGGCATTTTTAAAAACTCAGACTTCGGACTATTCAGCTATTACAACTTGGGGAGTATTTTACCCAGAAGGACGTATAGGTGAAGAAATGTATAACGGTGATGTCGCTCACTTAGTATTACTGGATTCTGTAAAAGAACGATTAGAGTTCCCAGAACTAAAAAGGAAAGCCCTAGAACTTTACGAATACTGGGAACCAGATACAGTAATCATTGAGTCTAAGGGCAGTGGTACTCCGTTAACGCAAGAATTACGCAGGATTGGTATTCCTGTACAAAATTTCACACCAAGTAAAGGATCGGATAAAGTGGCAAGGGTTAATTCTTGTACACCGTTGTTTGAATCAGGTATGGTCTGGAGACCTGATCAACCATGGGCAGATGAAATGGTCGAAGAATGCGTGGCATTCCCCGCAGGTGACCACGATGACTTGGTGGATAGTATGAGTCAGGCGATATTGCGATTTCGTCAAGGCGGTTTTGTACAATTAGCTTCCGATTATGAAGACGAATACGAAGGTTATCGTGAACGGAAAATGGTTTACTATTAAATTAATTTAATATAGAGTGAGGTGACATTATGGCAGTAGAGAAAGGTGTTCAAGTTCCCTTAGGAGAAGTAGACGAAGTTCCTCCCTTCGAAGAAGAAGAAATTGAAGTAGAATTAGAGGATGATGGATCTGCAGTTGTAGATTTCATGCCTGAGGCACAAACCCCAGAAACAGGTTTTCAAGATAATTTAGCAGAAGTTCTTGATGATTCTTCGTTAGGTAAATTAGCCAGTGAGTTAATAAACTATTACGAAGAAGATAAAGAATCTAGAAGTGAATGGTATACAGCTTTTGCAAAAGGGTTAGATTTATTAGGTATAAAACAAGAAGAACGTACTCAACCATTTGAGGGAGCGAGCGGAGTCAACCACCCATTACTAAGTGAAGCTG